ATGTTGAAGAAATTATTATCTGTTGTTCTGATGGTTTTTGTAGCTGCCTGTTCCAATACGCAAGGCGGCTCGATGTCCGGCATGGATATGAAAATGCCATGCTGTGAAAAATGCGAGTGCTGTAAGGACGGAAAATGTGCCGACTGCTGCAAAGATGGTGAGTGCAAATGCTGCAAGGACGGCATGTGCAAGATGTGCATGGGGAAAATGAAGGGCGGCATGTCCTCAATGAAAGATGGCGAGGAATGCGAAATCTGCGCTAAATCTGAAAAAGAGTCGATGCAGAAAAATCATGAGGGAATGAAGCATTAAGCTGGATACAGAGGCACTATGCTTGATAAGCAAGCGCCTCTGCTTTCCTGCGTTTTACCAATCCATTTAGCTTTTTACCACCAGCCCACACCCACTTACGGAACTCTGCTGGAACGTCGGCATGTTCTTCGCGGTTTACCTTTCGGCGGAGCGTGGAGCGTTGAAGCGCACCTGCGCCGAGGTTGAAGGTAAACGACACCAGCGCATCGAACTGACCGTTGGTAAGTGGCACGCGGATTAAGCGCAACACAGCACGCTCTGTAACTATTACATCCTGTGCCAGTAATTCCAACGCTTCATCGCGTGTGAGGCTGTAGGGATAGTCCTTGGGATTTTGGATGATATGGCCGTAGCCTATCGTCCAGTATCCACCCGGACACAAATACGGCTCTGCCATAAATCCCTCGAACTGCTTAATCAGCATCAGTCCATTTTGTGAGATGTGACGCATGGCTATTTCCCCTGCCGTAATTTACTCATGGCGCGTTGACCGAAATAGAAGCTGATAATGCCCGCGAAAATCGCTTGATCTTCTTCCGTCCACAGCAACCACGGAAGCCCAGCAGAAAATTGCATGAGCTTGACAGCCGCATAGAGCAGGAAGAAGCTGTAAGCGATGACAGGCCGCACTGTGCCATTGAGTGCGTCCACCCAACGAATTCCGGTGTTATAGGTGCGGTATAAAGCTTGTGACTCCGCAATATCCGCATTCGCCTGTATTTCTTCCAAGCGGTTGCTGTGACCTTGTGCTTGTTGCTGCATCTGCATTTCGAGGATTTTAAGCTCGTGCTTTCGATCCTGCGTATCGCGGAATAGCTTTAAGAAATCCGGGAATGCAGCTGATAAGAATCCGAGTAATGAACCGAGTAACGTAACCATAAAATCCTCCTGTTATTTCCATGTAAGGTGGCCAGCGGCGAAGCTGAGGAAGGCCACAAGGCCAGTCCATAAGCCGCCCACGATCAGAAGCGTGCGAAGGCTCCCTTTGCCCTGATTGGCCAGCGCGGTGAGCGTTTTCACTTCTTCGGCCAGCACATCCACCGTTTTGGTGAGTGTTTGGATTTGTGCGTTCATCACAGCCAGCTGTGACCGCACATCGATATCGTCGTTTGGTGCCATTGATTCCTCCTTGGTTTTGGGCATAAAAAAACCGCCTCAACGGGCGGTGTTTCATTTTGGGATTTGTCGGTGTTTTGGGGGTATTTTGAGGGGGTTTTACTCGAAATAGCCGTTTATCATCACCATTCCGCGAATAATCTGCGATGCGGTTGCAGTCCCCACCGGCATGCGAAGTATCACATGCACGAATGTACCTGCGGCCACATAGAGCGGTGCATCCAGATTCACATCAATCGGCGTGAGTGAACCACCAATGGGAGTACCCACCGGCATGGACTGAATACCCAGCGGAATGCGCCGTGGTGATCGTGTGCCGGCAGTAACCGAATCCAGCGTGGCGAGTGATACCGCAGTTGCGCCAACCGCCAGCGCCCACTGTAACAGTGTAGGCGTTGTTGCTGAGGCCGCGCCCATATTGAAGGTTTCAATGCGAAGCCCACGGATTACCAGATTGCGGTTGCCGCCCGCTGCTACAGCAGACGGTACTTGAAAGGCAAAAAGCGCATAGTCGGTTTCTGCCCCGGCTACGGCTGCAAACTGAAACTGCCCGCCCAGCGTGGTGTAGCCTGCCGCCGTGTTGGAAAGCGTGGCGGATACCGGCGCGGTATTGTTCACATAGTTGGCTGACTGACCCATTGCCGAGCCGCGAGGGTTATTGTAACTCCCGCACTCAGCCCCAGCCATTGCCGTTGGCCATAGGCGGTTTAATGCCAGATCACGCGCAATCACTGAGACATCGGCCACTTCCATGCGTTGCGCTGAACCGGTGGCGGCGGCATTGTAGCAACGCATGAGCAATGGCTGCCAACGTGAAAGCGATACTGCCGCCGAGGTGTTGGGCGAAAGAATCACGCCTTCCAATACCCCATCGATGTAGAATTCTATGCGATCCTGATCAATGATAATGCGATAATGGCGCACCTCGTTGGCAACAGGTGGTGACATTGGCGCGGTGGTGGTTTCTGTGCCGTTGATATTCATCACGCCAACCAGCACACCCGCGCTATTGAGCTTAAAGTAAACGCCATCGGTTGGCGTGGCAGTCGTAGCGGCAAAGCCTAAACCGAATTCGCATACATTGTTGGCGATAGGGTTGATGGCAAAACGCGATCTGAACGCCACTTCCAATGAGCCAGCCGGATGCAGCGGAAAGGTTTTGAAGGTTTGAACCCGCGCCACCGCAGCCGAAGCAACCGAGTTACCTGCATTGAACACCAGAAAGCCACCTGTCATAGCAAGCGTGGCGGTTGCGGTGATACACTGGTAAGCACTGCCATCAACCACCGTATGGTTGAACGTATCCGCCCAGTAGATGTTATCCACCCCAACACGCAAACGGCCATCGGTAGAAACTCGCGCCGTGCGGACAAGGCGGGCTTCGCCGCTGGCTCCATCGTGCGACTCACCAGCGATCACCGAATAACCGGCTTCGGCCAGAGTCATCGGCAAGTTTATTTTCAAACGCTTATTGGCATCCACCGATGCAAGATCAGCGGAATCTCCTGATTTTAGGATGATGCTCATATTATACCCCTATGATGTTAATGTTAAAACGCCCCCAGCTTCCCAGCGGCGCACGGGCAATCACGTCAAAACCGACGCCTTCATTCAGATTGGCGGCAACTGCGGAAATCCCCTCAAGCGCAGCGTCCTCTGCATCGTGATCGGGTGTTGCCACACCAGCAGCATTGCAAAGAATGACTGAATTATCCGCCACCCATGCCGCTGCTACCGTAACGCTGGCTAAGTAGGATTCGCCACCAGCTGCATTACCGAAATCCACCACCGCCTGAGCAGTTTTCGGTAGGAGTGCGAGGGCAGAATTATCCAGCTTGCTATCTAAAGCCGATTGCAATCCTGATATGTCGCTGATCCCATGCCCATGTGTGCTTGCGGCCTTGCTATCAAGTGCAGTTTGAAGCCCCGCCACATCCGCTATACCGTGGCCGTGGCCGGTGTTTGACTTTCCGGAAAGCCCGGCATCCACCTGAGGCTTTGTGTAATAACGGGCATCGCCACGCGCATCGTTGTGGTACTGCGGGTGATCGTCATCGCCCAATCCCGTCAATGCACCGTGATCGTTTGTTCCTCCTCCGCCGCTTCCACTTCCCGGCGGCCCTTGCGTGCCAATGGTTGCCACTTGGATTTTCGGGCTGGTGACTTTCACCACCTGAATCACTTTGTTAATGTTAATAATCTCCGTCATCGTGTTACCTCCGGGCTGATCGTTACCAAGCCCTCTAAAAGCCGCGTGACCGTTACCCCATCACCGGCAACCAGTTCGAGATCGTAAACACCGGACGTGGCGGAAATGGCAGTGGTAGCAGTTGCGCTTGCCAGTAAATCCACCGTGCCAGCCACACCACCCAGCGCAATGCCACCATTTTCGGTGGTAAGGGTTAGAAAGGGCGTGGTGGCTTCCAGTGTGTCGCGCATGTGCATACGCGCCGTGAAGCCGGTTAAATCGATTGCCACGCCATTTTCATCCTTCCACTCGATTTGCTCGGAGAACGTCGCGCCGCGATAGACAAAGAAATTATGTTTTGCTGGGTGTGTCGTCATACATGCCTCACGCGCTTAGGATTGCGTACCATTTGCTGGCAGTAGCCGCCCAAAAAATGGCGTTCTTGCCAACTGCCAGAGAAAACGCCGCATTTGCTGCCAGCGCGTTAATGCTATGGCCGGTTGCCGGGTAAACGCTCAAAGCGTTCGCCCCAGCGTTCGCTACAAAAATGAATTCACCTTGCTCTGGCGAGGGAAGCCGTGCGCCTGATGAAGCCGCAACTGTGGTGAATTCGTTGGTTTGTTTGGTGATCGCTGTTGCCGTGCCTTGCGTAGTGCCAGCCCCGCTTAAGCCGGAGCCGTTTTGCTTCAGCGCCACCCGGCCACTTGCGGCCAGCATTTTGAGCGAATCATAAAACGTGGATCCGTCCGGTGAAACTTTGAGGGTGAAATTGTCATCTCCCAAAAGCCCGAACTCCGCCCGCGCTGACCAGTTCGTTTGAAACAGGAAACTGGCTTTATCACCCGCCGCGTTTTTGTTGATCTTCACCTGCATGTCACCGCCGACATGGGTAAACAAAATCGCAACGCTTGCCACCGCCAGCTTATTTGTGGCATCGGCACTGGTATTCACGCCCAGCATGCTCAAATTCTGGAAGGATGACAGGTTATAGGTTAGCCCCCATGCCGCCCCGTCATAGGTGTAGAGAGCGTTGGTATCGTTAGCCCATACCGTTAAGCCTTCCCACGGCGCGATGAAGTTCCAACCGGTGGTATAAAACGCCACCGCTTTGGCTTGGCCCGCCCAAGCTCCCGTAGGTGAAGTTCCTACAACATAGCAATCACCGGCAACCGGTGAGCCGGGGGGTGTATTTACTCCCACGCTCACCATTGCCGCCTGTAGCAACGCGTCAATCAGATCAAGGCCGCTATTGTGGGTGACTTCCTTCTGCGATTGCGATTGCAGGATGTACGGAAGTTTCACCCGATTAGTGGTGTTTGGCATAAGATATCCATTTTGTTGGTTAATAATTAGAGCGTGGCAACGCCCGGATAGCCTCGGCCAACTGCTGCCGAAAGCTGGTACACGTTCACCTCGATGCTACTTTGCACTGAGCCGAAATCCGTCACCTGCTGCGCGGCGGTGTAAAGCACGGTTGGGCTGGTAAGGCCCGTAATCGTGTGCTTTACCGTCACGCCCTGCATGATATCCACCTCGTAGCGTTCTGATTCTTCACTCAAAGGCACATCAACCGCATCGCGCCAATCCCCGCCGATGCGGGTGCGGCGTATCCAGTTGATAGTGAGATCACCGCCACTGCGCGAACCAGAAAGATGCACCGGCGAATATGGCTTCAAGGCGCGGGCGGCATAGGCAAAATCCTGAGGGGTGGTTGCCCCAAGCGTTGAGCCGATAGTGACCGGCTTAAACTTCTTGGAGATTCCCCAGCTGGATGATGCCATCAATTCCCGCGCCAGCGCGTTTGTGAGCATAACGAAGCGTTCACCGGCGGCATGACTACCTACAGCCCATTCCGTGCCTAGCCGCCCCCTCAGAAGCCCGCTCAAGCGGTACTTGTTGGTATCGAGCAGCGTTGCAGTCTGAAACTGGATAATCTCGTCACCGATCACGCATACATTCGCGCCATTCAGCACGGCGATATCCGTCACGCTTTGCAGCTGGCCGAAAGTTAGCAACACATCGATAGTGCTGATATTATCCCAGCCATACACCGTACCCGCAGGAATGATATTCAGCACCGCGCCGATAGTGGCTTGCGCCGTGAGCGTTTGCATAAGCGCATAGTTAGAGCCGCCATCATCGGAGCGATACACCGCCGAACCCGCCCAGTTTTCACCTAAACCAACCACGCCATAGCGCAGGTAAGCATCGGTAACGGCATCCGTTGGAAAGGCTGGCAAATCCATCAACTCAAGCCTTGTGGCCGATATGGTTGCCGGTGGCTGCAAGTTGGGCGTGCCAGTACCAGCCGGATTGTAGAAGTCATAGCTGCTTACGTCTTCCGCAACGCCGCTAATCTCCTGCATGCCGTTTCGCACCAGCTTGGTGGCCGTGAGCCTAACCAGATAGGCCGCGCCATCCTTCGTGACGGTGATTACGTCCGTTGGTTCAAGCAGCGCATATTTGGGCGGTACGGTGAATTGGTAGCTTACACGGCCCACCCACGCATTATAGAGCGTGACATCCGCCACCACCTTGGCTTCCTGATCGGAAAGCACAATCGGCAAATTGACGGTGCTGTAATCCACCGCTTTCACTGTCTGGCGTTGCGAGGATTGCGTGCCAGCCTGAAAATCCGCCGTGCGGTTGAGGTAAATCACATCCACTTGGCGCGGCAACTCAAGCTCTTGCGTGCGCGTAACAGTGAGCGCATCACCCGAATCATCGGCAGTTACCAGCTCCGTGAAATCAATCGTGGTGTTGGAAACCTTGCCGCGCTTGATGAACTTGAGTAGTCCGTCACTTTCCACGCAGTCGAAGAAATACGCGGTAGCCAGCTGTTCAAGGCAAGAGCGCACCGTTTGCCGGTTGGTGATGACAAAACCCGTGACGATATCAAGCAACCGGCTCGTATCGTACATGGTGGAATCATACCCAACCTTTTTCAGTAAATCGGCCACGATCTGGCCGAGGCTCGAAAGCCCCAGCTTGCCTTGCACCCAATGGCCGGTTTTCCAGTTCCCGCCATCGGCCCACACCGAGCCAAGATCAGGGAAGAACGGGAAAGGCCGTGCATCCCATGTCCAGATAAACTTGCGCGGGATAAAATTCGCTTCCAGCGCATTTTCATCATCGAGGTAATCAATAGAGGCATCCAGCGCAGTGCGCTGCGCGAGGAAGTCCACCCGCCCGCGTGAGCCGCGAGGATAGAAACTTTCCACCGAATCCGGGTCGATAAACACGTTAGGCTGATTCGCGCACCCATCCACCGAAGGAAAGCCAAGCTCTGAAAACCACAGCGGCTTCATTTTGGCTGTCCAAGCAGTCGTGCTTGCATCCGGGTTGGTGTGCGTGGAATTCCACCAATGTTTTATGTTCTTCCACGCATAGGTTGGGCCGGAATAGAAGGTTTTTGTGGTGCGAGTTGCATCCCAAAAATAATCCCAGCCTTCATCCTGCGTCCATCCGTCATATACCGCCTGATAGTCGATTTGCGTTTGCGGCAAATCCGGTGTAAGCGGCACATAGCAATCAATCGCCACCGCATCGATGTTGGCATCTGACCAAAGCGGGTCAAGGTTATACCAGCCATTTACCGAGTGATATTCGCTCCAATCGCCGCCATACATTACCTTCACGCCACTACCCACTGCCGCCTTAATCGTGGCTGCGAGGCTTTTCAACTGAGTGACTGCCGGGAATACGCCGGGACTGCTCATATACTGCGTAAGGCCGACAAGCTCCGAGCCGATCATAAACGCATCAATGTTATTCTTAAGCAGTACGCCGCCCACATTCAGGTTGGCATAGTGCGCGATGAACGCATTATAACCGTTGGTGCGGGTGAAGAAGCCAGCCGCATCCGTGGCATTGGTGGGCGTAATCCTGCCGCGCCACGGCTTGGCTTGCGGCGTGATCGTATCCACTTGCACCATCGGGTAAAACAACACGTTGTATCCACGCGCCTTTAATTCCTGACACAAGCGCACGATGCCCTTATCCGTAGGCGTGCCGCCGTAAGTGGGTGAACCATCCGGGAAGGTTAAAATTGCATGGCCGGTGGTACGGGTAAAACCGGCAACCGTCCAATCATCCGGCGTAACGATTGCGCCTTGCCCGTCAAATTCCACACCCGGCTTGATGATAGAAACGGCGGGGTCGAGTGAATCCGAAAACCAGTTTATCACCACCGAAACCCATTCCACATTGGGAAGCGTGGCTTTCAGGTTATCAAGCGCAACCAGCACATCGGCTTTATTATTCAGGTTGTTCAAATTCAGCTTGGTGACTTTGCCGCCCTGAACAAAGTTACCCATTACATCCTGTTGGCCGAATTGCTTTTGCTGCACCACCGTGTCGTAAACATACTCACCAGCCCCCGGAATCAGGGTGATATCCTTGATCTTATCTTCTAAATCGAAGGGCTTTTTGAGCGTGCGGCGCACTTCAAACGTAAAGTTAGGAATGCGGTTGCCGTAATCCGCCAGCGGAAAATCCTTAATCACCACATAGGCCATCCCACGATAAGCGGGGGTTTGCCCTGCCGGGAAGAAGGAAGCCATAAACGTATCGGGCAACTGCGTTTCATCGCCCAGATAGAGCGTGTAGCTGCCTTGGGTTAAATCCAGTTGCTTGCTATCCGCCCACACACGCACCACTTCACTGATTGGGCCTTCGCAAATCGCCACCGCAATGCTGGCTGTGTAGGTGTAAGTCGTGGTGGTAGTTTCCACGCTGCCACCACCGCCGCCACCCTTACCACCGCCGGAGCTTTGTGTCGTGGTGGTGATATGTTCCTGAATCGGGCGTGACCAGATGATGTTTCCGGCAATCCGGGCGTTGCCATATATCAGCGGAATTGCTTTGCCATAGGTAGAGGCTTGCACCATCAAATCGGTGATGCGTGAGCCTTCCTGACTAATGCGGGTTTTACTGCCAAAAACGGCGCGATCAACAAAACCTCCCAAATATCCGCCCACACCTCCGGCTACTGCGGCCAAAAACGTACCTGCGCCCAAGGCCGCTGCGCCTTGACTTGCCGCTGCTGCTAAAACGATTGCTGCCATCTGAAAACCTTAATTATTTTGGATTTCCACTCGTCATCAAGCCGGTGTTCCACCACCCGGCGCGACGGTGCAAAACTGTGAATCATGCCAAGGCCGCCCTCGTAATCACTCAGGATTGCAAGGTGCTGCGGGTTTTCCCTTACCTTGAACAATGCCAGATCACCGGCGCGGGCCTCTGCGATAGGCACTTCCTCAAGCAAGCCGGTGAGCTTTTGAATCAGATACGCACCATCCGGCTCTTTCGAGTACGTCACCTCATCATAAGCGGCCAACCTCATGCCGTTTCTGTCTTCTAATCCCAACTCCTCCACCACACCGACAATCAGGCCGAGGCAATCACAGCCTTTGCCTTTAAGTCGCGCTTGATGATGAAACGGCGTGCCAAGCCAAGTGCGTGCTTGCGCCACAATGTTGTTGAGATTTTTCATACTGTTTGCAGATCATTGGCTGTTGCAGCGGTTTGCAGCATTTTATCCATGCCGGGAACGTAAGGCTCACCCCGGAAATTCACGGCGTTGCTGAACTTGCTGAAACAGGTGTTAAAAGTTTTATCGCACCCCGCAATCGCGTTGAACGTGTCACCCGCTGCGATATTGTTAGGCATGGGCAACACCAGCGTGAACTGCTTGTTAGAGAATTCCTTAATCTCCATGCGCCGCCCAGCATTTGCACCCGTAAGCCACTGAATTTCACCGCTAGAGAAATACCCAGCGGTTTGCGTCATACTGTTGCTGATAAAAACTTGGCGGCTAGTGACGCTATCCACCGCGCCACTTACCGTATAGCTGGCAAGGTTCGCCTTGCAGCGCGTATCACCAAACACGGCGCGGCAAGTGGGGCTGTAAAGCTCCACGATATTCTGGCTTAGTTTCTGCGTCAGGCCGCGCACTTCCGCTACAAACTGGCCATTTTTCAAGGATACTTCGCCCAGCCAGCCCCGTCGATGCGTGACAATGCCTTGGCTCAGATCGGTGACGTTCACCATGAAGATTTCGATTTCGGCAAAGTCATACTTGCCCGCCATGATATCTACTTCGGTAATCGAAGCCGCATCAAGGATTCCCGCCACATCGAGATTATCAACGCTAAACTTGTCTTTCGTTTCAATGCTGGTGGGCGAGAAGCCGGTGGCCGCTTTGTAAAGCTGGCTGCTAATCGTTAAATCGGCCGTGTGATCGGTAAATCCCATCACCACGCCGCCAACCAGCGTGAGCTTCCAACAAATCGCTATGCTGGTGACTTCCCCGGCAAGGTGCGCCGTTAAATTGGATGATGCAGTTCTCATACGCGAATCTCCACAACGGGGATTGCATCCCACACATAGATTCCCGGCCCATCCGCACGCACGGCCAGCGCGTCGGTATCGAAGCGCACCGGTACGTCAAAATCAAAATCTGCACTGACCACCACGCCCGCGCCGGGTGCGCTTGAGAACGTGACAACGCCGGTGGTGAGATCCACGGTGTAGCCCGCGCCCTGCAAAACCCCGTTCAAGTAAATCTTGATCGTGCCTGTGACCGGCTTTTTGATTTCCCGGCTGTAGGTGTTGCTGCCGCTGGTGTAGAGCTTGGTGAGTTGAAACGTTGTGATAACCCCGTTGCCATTGCCAAGCACTTGGCCCACCGCCTGATAATCCGTCCAGTCCTTGAAGCGGAAGCCATACGCCTTGCCGAAACGAGCGCGGAAAAATGCCTGTAACGTATCCATATCGGTTTTGTTTTTGAGTCCTGTGGATACGTCCCAGCGGCCTCGCGCTTTTTGCCAGTTGACGTTACGCTGCTCAAAGCCGCCGAAGGTGGTGACAATGCTGGTGTTGAACATTGGCCCGCCGGATGCGCCATAAGCGATTTTCGGCGGGAATTGCACTTCATGAAATGTTGGCATTAGCTATTCCTTGTTCGATGACGCTGCAAGCTGCCGGCGAACTTGGCCATGATCTGGCCTTGGCTCTCCATGAAGCTCTGCGCGTTAGGGGTTGAAATGTTAAACGTCACGTTCGTGCCGCCTATTTTGGAATTCTTAGGCAGTACCGTTTCGCCTTTCTGCAGGATGGCTGGAAACTCATCCGGCATCAGGCCGTTGTGGAAACGCGGCGCACCGATAAAAAGATGTGCTGGCACAGCGCGGCGGGCGGCAAGCGATTCGCCAACCACTCCACCTTCGTGAAAGAGGCTGCCGAAGATATCGCTGAAAAGACTGCCGAAAATTCCCCCGCCACCACTTCCACCACCGCCACCAAGGGCTTGCCCAAGCGCACCGGCAATCGGGCCAGTTACATTCTCCCGAAGGAATGCCCGCAGGATATCCTGCTGAATACTCATCACCAGATCACCCAGCTTTTTCATGCTGAATTCTCCGGTAGAAACCATATCCACCAGCGTATCTTCGATTTTGGTGGCCGCGCTGCTAAATACCTTTTCGGCATTCTTAGCGGCGTTGGTTGCCTCATCCGAATAGCGGTTTAAGGCACGCGCCGCGCCATCGGCCCACTTGTTGCTGTCGAGCAGCGATCTATTGTAAATATCCTTTAATTTGATGGCGTAAATCTGCTCGATTTGCTCAAGATATTTCTGGTTGGCTTCCGTTGCTCCGCCCAAATCATCAATGAGCTTTTCCTTCCATTGATCGAGAGCTTCCTTCGCGGCATCGTATGAGGGTTTTGTTCTCAGGATTTCCTGATTGATTTGCTCAATCGCCTGTTTGTGCCGCGCTTGCACTTCCGTGGCATCTTTTGCAGCTTTTTGCTCGTCATAAATTGCAGCGGCCAACTCTGCCACCTTGTCGCGCATTTCCTGCGTGGCCGAGGGGTTGAGTTTATCCAGTTCGCTTTGAACTGCACGCTGGCGCGGGTCGTTAATGCCTTCGATGGCTTGCCGTTTTTGCAAGCTATCAATCAGCTTTTCATTGGCTTCCGTCAGCTGGCGCGTTTCACGGGTGGCCTGCTCCAAATACTTGTCATACTTGGTTTGCGATAGCTGCTCATTCAGCTTTTTCGCCCGGTCAATCGCTTCCTTGTTTGCATCGGTTGCCAAGCCATCCAGCTGCTTATTGATGCGATCACGCTCCGCGATGATTTTGTCACCATCGGTTTGCGTAGCCTTCAATAATTCATCGGAGAGCTTTTTGTTAATGCCTTCGATTTTCTCAGCCTTGTTTTGCTCCTGCGCGACTTCGTAATCCGCCAGTGCTTTTTTCTTCGCGGCTTTTTCGGCGGCGATTTTATCATCAATGGCGGCAAGGCGTTGCTGCGCCTGAGTATAGAACGGATTATCAACCAGATTAAAAAACAGTTGGTCAGTGCCGAAAGATTTGAACTGATCAACTTTCTTTTGTTCAGCTTCGCGCTGCTCTGCCAGCGTGCCGCGCACTTCTTTCTGAATAGCGGCAAGCCGGTTAGAAAGAAAATCCAGTGAGGATTGCACCGCACCGCTTTCGGCAATGTTCGCACCGAAGGCTTTAAGCAGATCATCCCACTCCACGCGCAGCCGGTGCGCTGCGCCTGTAAGCCCGCCAGCTTCGCCTTCCGCCGCGCCGCCGACTTTTTCACGCACTTTTTGCAGTACGATAGCAAGGGCTTCACCTTCATTGCCCGTTTCCACGAGGCTTTTAATCATATCGGCTTGGGCGGTGGTAAATGTCACCCCAGCCTTGGAAAGCGCATTGATGTTGTTTACAGGGTCTTCGAGCAGTTTCCCGAAGCGAAGTACCACGGAATTCAGATCACTGCCCATCACCACCGATAAATCGTTGGCGAGCTTGATGGCCTCAAAGAAAGTGTCCTGACTTACGCCCTTGAAGGTAAGCAACTCAGCGGCGGCATTCTGGATTTCTTCATTGCCGCGTAAGGTGGAGCGTTCATAGGCTTCTGCAAATTCCGCTATTTCTTCCTTGGTGATTCCCGCTGCATTGCCAGTGGCTTTCAGAACGGCTTGCAGCCGCAGCTGCGACTGCTCATATTTGGCGTATTCCTTTAAGCCTTCCACCATTGCGAAGGTAAGCGCACCAATAGCAGCGGCGGCGGCAACACCTGCCGGGCCAAGTGCTGCCAGAAATTGGCCGGTACGTCCTGCTTGCCCGCCCAATTCCCGCATCACATCGTTTGCTTGCTCACTGGCGGCATTAAGCACCACCAGTTCCTTAGAAGCCGGTTTTGTGGCTTCACGGATTTTTTCAAGCGCACGCTGGCCTTGTTCGCCGGTGAGCGTAAGTTCACGGCGCACCTTGTCGCCATCAACTACCGCGATCCGAATCGATATGTTCTGTGTTGCTGTCGCCATGTTTTTTAACCGCTTCGCGTAAGCCTTGTTCGGCATGTTCAAGCAGACGCAGCACCGCTTGGCTGTCATAGCCAAGGGCGTGCGTCATGCTCACAATGGTTGGGATATCGAACCCAGCGATGGCACCACTGGGGTAGTATTTGAGAACGCTGCCGAGCTTTAATAACTCCCACGCCTCATGCCCTTCGCAGGTGAAAGGCTCGTTTTTGAGATACGGGCAAAATTCCCCGGTTAAAGGGTCGCTTTTGCCTTCACTGCACGGGAGTTTTTGCGCGATGCAGCCGGAGCAGTAGGAAGGCCCGCCGCTGTAGTGCCATTCACACCGGGCCTTGAGGCGTTTCCCTCGACTTCCAGCACAAAATAGGAAGTCGTGTACTGTTTCCAGAATTCCTGACCGATAAACCAGATATCCATCAGTTCCGCGACGCTTTGCTGCGTCACCTTTGCTACTGCATCACCTTCGGGCTGCATTACGCCTTTCCATTCAATGATTGCCGCTTGCGCGAGGGCTTTCACCAGCAGGGCTTCCGATAAACCGAAGCGTATGGAATCCACATCAAGGTTGGGCTTGAGGACGCTTTCATCCTCCTGCATTTCCTTAATCTGCTTGATGACAAGGGATTGCGCGGCATTCATGATCGCCGTGGAAAGTGGGCGCACCCGCACGCGCACGCCAGATGGCAAATCCATCCAATACGGCTCTTTCTGTAGATTTAATCGTAACATGGTGACTCCTATGGATAAGTTGCGACATCGTTTTTCAGCACGACAGTGGCCGATTTACTCAAGCCATCATCGTAAACACCCTGCCAGTTGAAGCTGGCTTGCACCCCACCGGGGCCAGTGATCGGAATGCGCGGGCGCGGCAAATACACCTCATGGAAATTCCATGTGAGTGAGAAGTTATTGCCCTCTAAACCTGCCAGCTTGTAGGCAAGCTCAAGCTCGATGGCGGTGTTGTTGATCGCGTCATCCACCAGCGTGGTATCGGCAAAGCGGGCATCAATGCTGCCGGTGATATTCACGATAGTGGGATCTACGCCATCGATTAGCCCATCGTTGCGAATGGTTGGCACAGTCTGCATGCCGTTCGCATAGGTGAACTGTGCGCCGGTGACATTGCCGAGCGCTACGCCATTACGCTTGATTGAGCCGTTGAACTGGCTGAAAGGCTTGTAGATACGGCTGGTTGGCGTGCCGCCCTGCGTAGTGGTAAAGCGAGTTTCACCCTGCGCGATAATGTTGAGCGTGGCATTGGCCGAGCCGGAACGCTGAAAATTCAGTGCCATCGAATTCAGCATGCAGCCGGTATGAACGAAATAGGCTGGCACGTTGGCATGGCCTATTTCAGCGGCAAATGACGGTAGAGAGGCCGCGCCGCTGGTGAAAGTATGGGTATAACCACCGCCCGACAAGGTAGCACCACTCACCACCGCGTTGGCGTTGCCAGAAGCCAGCGTGAAAGCATTGCCAACCGCACTCAGTGTATCATGCACAATGTTCAGCTTTGTGCCGCCGCCGTTGGAATAAGTGGCCGGTGTAATGCTGGCATTGGCCGAAGCGTTTAGATCGGTAGCCAGCTGCGTGAGCGTGGCGTTCAAGTTTGCCCCGATATTCGTTTGCGTGCCGGTTGCGCCGGATGCAACGAACGTCCACACCACGCCGTTAATGGTGATCGTGTGACCCGCGCTTGGGTTGGCGGTAAACGTAATATCGCCGGTTGCGGCCACGCCAGCCGATACAGGGTTGCCCAGCAGAAATTGAAGCCACCGCCCAAAATCACGGCCTTCCACCGGGATTACCAGATTGCCGGTATCGTTAATCACATCGCGGAAAGGCGCACGCGGCTCACGGCCTTGCCCCAGCAAATCCGATGCAATCAGATTTTGCTCGGCGCTCAAGTCCGATGAAACGAATGCGAATTTTTCCCAGTTACCTGTGGGCTTTGTGCCGTAAGTAACTTCATTTAAGGCAAGCAATGACGCTGCCGAACCGTAGGAACGGGCCATAGTTTTCTCCTTTTGAGTTTAAGATTAGTTAAGCGGGTCGTTGGTGTAGAATCGCACCATCGCTTGAAGCGTGGCCGTGCGAACGCTAGGTGCGCCCTCAATCGATTCATCTTCAAATTCGGGTGATCCGGCCTCAACCCACTCAGCGAGGCCATCGAGTGTGCGATAAGTGTTAATGACGCTGCCAATATCAGCCAGCAGCGCATCCAAAGACGAATCGCGCGTTGCGGCGTCCGGGTGCTGCACCATCACTTCCAGCGTTACCAGCTGCTCGTAGATATACGTCACCGGCGAAAGTAAAACTTCCGGCTCCTCGCTGGCGCCATCCCGTAAAATGATAATGCCGCCAGAGGGGATTTTCTGCGGCTTATCGGGATTACGGTAAATGCTGATTGTCGCACTTTCTAAAATTTTCAGCTTGTTATGTAGGGAGCTGATAACCTGTTCACGCTTGCTCGTCATTGGAACGCACCTCCGGCCAATTATTAAGAATGGCTTGCCCCAGCTGAGGCTGCCAAAGATTCACCACCGATTTGTAATCGAGCCGCTTTTTCAGCTTGGCTTGCGGCACGAGGAAGAACATCACCACCGTGGTAAGTCCGCGCCCCGTTCTAAGGGTGGATTCCGAGGCTTTACGAAAACCGCCCCGTTTGCCGGTGCTGGCTCTTAAGCCATCCACCACCAGAAGCGACACCGCGCCGGGACGATACACAAAGCGCAACCGGCCAAGCGAATGCTCCGGGAAATTGGAAGGGTTAATCCGCTTGCCGCCAACGCCGCGTTTTGGTGCGGCATCGGTTGGAATGGCTAAAAACCAGCCATCCTTGCTTTTGATCACCGCGCCATCATTGAAAGCGCGAATGATTTTAGGAGCTTTGGAATATACCCAGCCCGCCGCTTCGAGTGACTTCTTGCCCTTCGGATAGACTTTCGCTTGCCAGCTTTTAGCAAGCCTTGCCCCAAGCCCTGCATTCGTCACATGTCCGCGTAAATCATCTTTGATTTTCGTGGCAATTTCCGAAACGCCCGCCGTTACCGCTGCTTCCGCTGCGTCCTGTTGTGCTTTCAGAAATTTGGTGAGGTTGCCCTGAATTGCTGCATCAAGTCGCATAGACATCCACCTGCCAAACGAGTTGTTCGCTATCCCGGCGCGGTCTTCCTTGCGCGGAATAGGTAATGCCATCGATCATGAACTGGTCGCCCGGAACAATGGATGGGCAGTCGGCCACTTGCACCTCAAGCACAAGGCTTGGGGTTTCGATGACTGACTGCCCAATGTTCTGGTAGATATCCGGCGCACGGGTGATGACACGAACGGCCCTATTGATGCCAATCAACGGCAGGAAGAAGGCATCTTTTGATAGGTTGCGATCATTGAATAATGCCTGAATCGCTGTAGATAACGCTGTCATGGATGTTTTCCTGTGGAGTTAATCGATCAATCGGGATTTGGGCTATTTCACCCGTTAGCTGATAAAAGCCCCGTTCAGACGCACGTTGCCGGTGGTATCACCGGAAGCGGCGGCGGCTTGCGCCACACCAATCAGCTTGTTGGTGGCAACGGTGGTGGTGCAGTTGCGGGCGGCGTTGTCCCAATAAATGAGAGCGCCCACCGTCCATGCTGCGCCGGTTGCTTTGGTGAGGGTAAACACACCCTCTGTTACGGCTTCCACCTCGGTGCTGATCGCTGCATCTGCGGCGGCAACGCCGAAGATAGAGCCAACCAGCAACCCTTGCCCCGAAGTAAGGGCATAAGGGGCTGTGAGAGTGAGGGTTTTCCCCTCCATGAGAAAGTTTTTCATAAGCAGTTTCCTTTTGGTTTAGACATAAAAAAACCGGCTTGAAGCCGGTGGTTGGGTAGTCATGGATTGCAGTTGATTATGCGCCGGTGTTTTTCCAGAAGCCGCGCCAATCGATTGCTTTAGCCGCGAAGTCGAGACGGGCTTTCAGTTCAACCCCATCCACATCGAAGCCAAGGCGACTTTCGAGGTAAACGCCTTCCTGACCTTCCAAGAAGCAATACTCGATAGTATCGATCTGCGCCGGATCAGCCGCCATATACCAAGAGGTAAGCGAAGCAGCATCAAGGCGAGGCTCGGCAATCACCTGCAACTTATTGGCAAACGGGTTGTAATCGCTGCTTTTCGTGTAGATGATATTGGTTTGCGTCACATATTGTTCTGCAACGATTTCAATCGCTGCCGGAACAAGCAGATACTTCGCCATCACGTTGATAAAGCGTCCGTTCAAGCCTTTCTGCTTACGCATAGCCGCACGGCCTTCACCCAGCGTGGCAACCGCGATTGCTGCGTTTGCACCGGCAAGGTTGCCGTGGTTGGCATGGAACAGCACCGTGCCATCACCCATCACTGGGTTGCCGGTGATGATACCCCATACCGTATCGCTTTGCAGATCAGCCGCAGCACGCCCAAACATTTCCGGCAAGCGGGTGAACGCCCCCAAATCATCATTGATGATGACTTGGCGGTTAATCGCCACCACCTTGCCATAGGTTGCCAGCGCATACTGTTCTTTACCGTCGCTGATCGTGCCACGCTTGAACTCACCGGATTCGTTTACCTTATCCAGTGAAGGCGCATCACCCAGCTGCACGCGGGCAATGGTTTTGAAGTCCGGCGCGGTGACTTGGCGTGAAAACGGCTTAAAAGTTTGCGGAGCCGCTTCGTAAGAGGCACGCAGCGTTTTATTCGCCACGTTCAGCACGATGTTGGCAAAGTCACTGGTGGAATGAAAGCCACCGCGAGTTTCAATGCCAAGCATCACGCCAGCCACTTCGGATTTCGACATTCCGCGAGTATCCACGCCTCGGCGTTTCAGGATATCGCGCCCGATCTCCATCAACGTCATGCCACGATATTCACGCGCACCGTCATCCAGCTTGTAGGTTTTCGGGTCGTGGCGGTGAAGCAGTGCATTTTCTGCCATCGCCCGCACGCTATCCATTTCATCGCGGGTAATGGTGACCTGACTGCGAATTTCTCCGCCTTCACCGGACTTGCGGGCCAATTCATCCAACACCAGCTTGCGGGCCTGTTGCAGCGGCGTGCCTTCGTTAATCAGCTTTTGTGCGAAGATATCCGGCAGTTTTGCTGCGCGGACGATTTTGCTGACTTCCGAAACACGGCTCCGCTCAAGGCGCATGCCTTCGGCGCGGGCTTCTTCCGTGCCTTCTTGCTCAGGCGTTGCGGGTGTTGCCGGTGTTACAGGTGTTTCTGGCGCATCGGCGGGCGGATTCACTGCCGGTGTTTCAGGGGTTGCCGGATTTTCATTCGGCTGTGTGTCATTATTAGACATAGTGCGTTTCTCCTTTGGGGTTGAAAGATTGATAACCTCACACGGGTAAGTGTGAGGGGTGGAGCGGATGCCAGCGCCAGCATCCGCCCCGATAGGAACCAACGAAATTTCGTAAGGCTCCCAATCGATGGCGCGGTACAGGGGAACCGCACCATCGTTTCTAATGACCTCGTATCGGTGGACACGATAGCCAACGCTGACATTCCGGATGATTCCATCCCGAATTTTGCGAATGACAGGCTCGTTTTCCGGCCCGCCATCAATTTTTAAGCTGGCATAACCAAGCCCGCCTTCAATGCGTGCGCTTCCAGCGATCACCACGCCTTTGACGTTATCCAACTCGAAATCGCTATGGGTATCGAGTACGGGCGCACCGCTATTCAGTCGGCCCAAGCGCACGGAAGTTTCATTCACCACCAATTCTTCGTCATACATTTCATCCGCAAAGTAATTGTATTTGCGAACGGTTGCGCCGGTGGTGAAAATCACGTTGAAAATGCGTTCTTCTGCGCCGGTTTTATCTTCCTCAAGCTGTGCCAGCCTCGTCTGAAGCGGTAGATTCATCCTCCCCATCAAGGGTGAGTTCGAGTTGCTTGCCGGATTTTTTGGTGGATTGTTTAACGGGTGTTGAGTCTGCATTGCTGCCTCCTTTATCAGTTTGTTGCGTGCCGCTTTTCGACGTGTAGCGGGGGTCACAATCAAGGACGATTTCATGCGAATCGAGCAGCTTGTTATTGGCTGCTATTTCCTCAATCTGCTTGTCTGGGTCGTATCCATGCCGTGCGATGGCCTGTTTCAGCGTCAGTGTGCCGTTACGCATCATGAGCGTATCCGCTTGCGCGTCTTTCAGCGGGTCAATCATCTCAAATCGTTGCGGAGTCCACTCAACCCCGTATTCGATGCGATTGATTTTCCCGGCGACATAGGCGCGATCAATAAACCGCCTCCACACTGGAACGCACAGGCGCGGCACGAACACCTGCCACCGCAACATTTCGATGAGGCTGCGGAATTCGAGCAAGCCAGCCCGAAGGCTGCTGTAGTTCACTTGGCTCAAATCGCCCGTAAGCTGCTCATAGGTAATGCCGAGGCCCGCCGCAATCGCATGCAGCTGTACACGCTCATAGGATTCGTAATTGCCATCGCTATTCGGATTACCGAAGCGGATATCCTCACCCGGTTGGAGATATTCAATCATCCCTGGGCGGAATTGCTCCAGCTTGTCCGGGTCGCTTGAAGCCCCGCTACTTGCGTTTTTCTTCACCATATTGCCGACAATCGGCCCATCCGCGCCGCTCACTTGCGTCACAAATGCGGCAAAACAGGCTTCAATCTTCTTGCGCCACAATTCCGCGTCATCGTAACCATCAAGATCACGCATCCGCACGATGGAGGGAGCAAAAGAAGTAACGCCCCGGAACTGGCCGGGGCGGTGTTTGCGAAATAGGTGGATAATCTGATCGGCTGGTACTCGCACGCTTTGCAGCCGCATCGCGCCAACTCCATCTTCGCCGGGATGTTGCGGCCACATCCAGTAAGCCACACGCCGGTTGAATGAATCAAACTCCACGCCCTGATTGATATAGTTGCCATTGCCGGCAGGTGCGGTTTTGCTCGTATCAAGGAAATCGGCTTCCAACACTTGCAGCTGAAACGGGATAGGATAATCCAGACTAAACGGGCGATCACGGAAGCGCACGAAGCACTCACCGCTCTCGAACATGGCGCGTGCTACCAAGCCTTGCATCCCGTTGAAGTCTAAATCGCCTTCCGCGTCACATTGCATGCTCCATTCTTGCCATGCTTCCATGATCTGCTTGTCGAGGCGTTTTAAGCCGGTATCCGCTTGCGCGGAAATGCCGATACCTATGGCATTTCCAACAAACACCTCAACGGCTTTGCTGCCGTAAGGGTTGTTACGCACCAGATCACGGGCGCGTTCACGCAAGCGGTTGCCTGCCGAGGCGATCTCTTTGTTGGCGGAAGCTCCGGTGGTGAGCCAATCATCAATACGCCTTCCGGTTTTTGCGCCTTCATAGCCGCGTTGCATAAAATCAAGCGCAATACGGGCTTGCTTGCGTTTCAGGCCGGAAACAGGCGAAAAAACACCGATTAAATCATCTAACCACATAATCAATCCTTCGTGAATGTTGCGAAGCTGGCACGGCTTTTCTGGCTTTGCGCGGCCACATCCAGTTGATTCCGCATGATTTCCCGAAGGCGAATCATCTCATCCAGCGAGTGGTAGCGGACTTTCTTATCGCCCACGCTCACTTCGAGCGTGCCAGCGGCAATGGCTGTTTCCAGCGCATCTAGTTGAGCTTGCGTAAATGCCATAGTTACCTCGATAGCCAGTTATCCATGCGCGGAATCCACGCTTGGTTGGTTGATTGCGGTTGTTCTTCTTGCGTTTTATTTTCCGGCTCTGTGCGCGGTGCTTTCTCAATGTCTTCGGCCAGCTGCGCCAGATTAGGATTGAGCAGCTTAAACGCCGCCAGCGCATACACGGTGCAATCCAGTGCTTCGTTACGGCTGCGCGTTTTAATCCATTCCCGTTTCGCCACACCTTTGGCGAAACGCACCACCTGTTTTTCCCCCGTCAACTGAAGGAAATACTCGCGGTCACGTTCCAGCGGGAAGTGGAAGTAACCTGCGCCGGGTTCGGTAATCCGCAACCGGCTGTAGATCACTTCCTTGGCGGTATCCGTGCCGATAGGATAGAGCCGCAACTTGTAACGGTTGTTGCGCGTTGGCCTTCCTACCAGCGGCTTCGCGGCTTGGCTTACCCCTTTGATAGCGAACACGCCGCGCACGGCACGTTTGCTGCAAAATTCGTAAACCATTTGTGTGTGATGCCCGCCCGAATCGATGCACACGCACGCGATATTAAGCTGAACACCTAACTTGCTACGAATAGGCGTGAGCAGGTAAGCATCCAACTCTTGCCACACCGCATCCTGCGCCGGGTCGCCGTAAATAATGCGGTAATCCAGTGACCAGCATTCTTCACCAACGCCCCAGCCTTTCACTTCGACTTCAAGGCGATCACCTTGCACATCCACGCCCGCCGTCACCAACACCACCGGCTCCGGCGACTCATTGCCCCAGCTTTCCTTGCGCTGTAGCAGAACGTCCGCATCCAGCGTTTCGCCATCTTCTTCCCACGGCTCACCAAGCGAGGTGTTTACCCACGTTTTCAGCGTTTCCGGCAAGGCTTTAGCCCGCAGAAAGTCCGTTACCATCTGCGCCAGCGTTACCCACGGGGAGTAAAGCTCATTGATATGAAAACCGGCAATATCGGTGAACGGCTTTTCCGCCACCCAGCGGCCCGCCTTAATCATTTTGGGCCGCTCACTATCGGAAACCACACAGCCATTTTGCTCACAAATATAGTGGGCGGTTTCCGGCTTGTGGCCTTCTTCGCCGTTTTCCCACTTCACTTGCGCCCATTTCAGCACTTGGTATTCACCGCAATGCGGGCAAGGCACATGGTAACGCCGTTGATCGCTTTGCTCGAATGCCGCTTCAATCCGGCTTGCCCCCTTGGTAGTGGGGGTGGAAGTCAGAATGAGTTTTCGATTCCAAAAGGTGGTGGTGCGCTTCTTTGCCAAGCTCACCGGATCACCTTCTGTACCTGCCGAAACAGGGTAGCGGTCAACTTCATCACCCAGCACAATCCGTATTGGGCGTGAGGCCAGCGAAGCGGGCGAATTCGCGCCAGCCATCGTGATATGCCCGCCCGGAAAGCGTTTATAGAGCAGCGTATTGCCGCTATCACGCGTGCGCGGGTCTTTTACCAGCCCGTGCAACACCGTTGTATCGCGCAGCATCGGCGCGAAGCGGTCTTTGCTCCACGCTTCGGCCATTTCAAGCGTCGGCTGCAGCAGCAGAATGGGCGAAGGGTCTAAGTGAACATGATACCCGATGATATTGTTGACGATTTCTGTCTTCCCGATCTGCGCGGAAGACATGATCACCACCGTTTCTACCAGCGGATTACATACCGCATCCATGATATCGCGCTGGTAGGGTGCGCGATCAGTATGCCATTTGCCCGGTTCGGCGCTGGCTTCGCTACTCAGCTGCCGGTAACGATCCGCCCACTGGCTTACCGTCATCGATGGCGGCGGTGCTACCAGCCGCGCCACTGTCCGTATGAGTGCCGCTGTTTGTTTCTGGGTCATAGAGGGATAACTCGTTCAATGCTTCATGCACCAGCTCCCTCAATGCCTGTTCGATTTCATGAAACTCCTTGAGTCCGGTGGCTATGTGTGCGCCTCGCGTAGGGAGGCCGAGCAACCGGGAGCGAAACGCCACTGCCATAGCTGACCAATCGCTTTTGACTTCCTCAATGGGAATCAGGTTGCGATTCATCACTTTCACTTCCAGTTCGGTTTTGTCGGCTTGGGCTTTGAGCAAACGAGCGCGTTCTTGGTGCGCGTCTATCGTCATCACATCCTTGCCGAAGGCACGCTCCTGCAGGAACGCGATATACCCGCGCACCGAGCCGATTAGCTCATATTTGCCTTTTTCAGCTTTCGGGATAATTCCATCCTTCGCCAGCTGTTGCACCCGGCGTTCGGACACGCCAAAGAGCCGGGCGATTACGCCCACCTTGTATGTTGCTTCTGACATGATGATTACTTCGTGATTATCCAACCGGCGAAATCGCCAAACCTAAACCAAAGGCTTGCATCCTCGCCCAGCATGGCCGGGTCGATAGGACGTTGCACGCCCGACAAACTTAACTCTTTTTTGATGACGCTTTCCGCATCAACACCCGCCGCGACTTTACCGGCCAGTGTGAGCCGCCAGAACACGGTGGCTTCATAACCGGATGCCGCTTCGCATTTATCCACGATCAGCAATGCGCCACCGGGCTTGATAAGCGACTTCAAATTATCGATGAACGCTTGCCGCTTTTCTATCGGCATAAACATGATCACCAGATAACAAATCGCCAAATCATAAGGCTGAAAACGATAATCCAGTGCATCAATCTGCACCAGTTCGCCGGGAGACTCGTACTTGGCACACATCTCGCTGCTTGCTTCAATACCGATCAGATTCGCCTTGCGTTCCTTCAGCGTTTCTTCGATGGCGCGGCCAATGTTGCCGGTGGACGCGCCGACATCGTAAACCAGCCCGCCTTTGGGTATGTAATGACGGGCGATATGCGCCACCGCGCCAGTCACCATATCATACCACGGAAGTTGTTCGCGGACGTGCTTATCGAACCCCGAGGCCACGCTAGTGTTCTCGAATGTCCATTCTCTAGGGATTTGCATAGGATTAACTTGGTAGTTGTTGCCACTCGTCACCCGGCTCGATTTTTACCGAGCGGATGCCATAACGCGCATACATGGCGCGAGTTGCAGGGTTGCTTTCAATGGCCAGCATTTCAGTTTCGCCATACTTCGGAATCACATGCTCTTTTAGCATGCGCTCCTTTGCCAGCGGTGGAGTAAGGCCGTAAGCATTGAATAACGCAACATCGGGTTGCCAGCCGGTTTTTTCTTCAATGCTTGCGATAGTTTGGGCGAAGTATGTGGCGGGCCGCGCCGTCATCAAGATCACATGATGCGGCTTTAGTAATTTGACCAGCCAAGCACGATATTGCTCTGCTTCAATTTGCTTTATGAAGGGCTTGTGCTTTTCTTCGCTGTTTTCCACCAGCGTATAATTGAGATCGAGCAATATAATCATAAGTTTACACCTAGCCGCTGCGAGAAGGCTTCTTTTGCTTCATCCACCAACCCCATGCGACTACCGTCAGGATAAGGTAAATCAAACTCGAACTCTAAAGCATCCCTCAGCTTTTTTACATTTATTTTTAGCGGGTTAGAGCATACCGCTTGCACATTGTGATTGCTATCATTCACCCGCACGATTTCAAAGAATTCCTTAAATAGCTCATAGAATTCCCTCAGCGTATGGTACTTCTGCACCTTCGGCTGGTTACTGATATCACCCAACGTAATGCCCGGCTCATATTCGAGTAAAAACAATCGGGCGGTTGCCTGAGTTTTGCTTAAATACTTCACACCTTGCACCTGCCGCATTCCCGCCTGATTCATACTTGTTGCTGCCGCGTAGAGTTTCGTTTGCGGTGAAGCAAGTGCGGCGCAAATACAAGCAATGTGTCTTCGGTCTTCGGCAAACGGTACGCTATTTAGCACGCTGGAAATAAAAATCGATGAGTATTGCAGTTGCCGGTGAGCGATATCGTAAAAAAACTCACGGGTAAGTGATAAACTTTCCGCTTTGTCGATATCCTCACTTGCATCCACCCGGTAAGGCTCAAAGGGCGTAACCTGCACGCCGATTGATCGCAGTATCCGGGTTTCGTACAAATGCCCCGCGCCGAAATCCAGCACCACCTTGCCATGTTCTTTAATCCAGCGTTCGGCATTTTGCGGTTCGGTCACGTCAAAATGCTTGGACGTTTTGCTGCCGGCAATGGCGAAAATGAATCCACGTCCCAGCTGCTTACGCACACCGCGCAACCGCCGGAATGAGTTATAGCGCAGCAAATCCCGGTAACGATTATGGATATCAAAATCCATTGAAAGCAGGTTGAGCATGGCATCGGCCAGCCGCGCTTCGGCTTCGGTTACAAACACCACCGTAATGGATGGCTTCTTGTTTTCCGCCAACATTTGCAAGCGGCCGATTCCGTTCACCACTTTCAAATCCTTTGTAGCAACCACCGGCATCACCACGCCTTTGAGGTAAAGCGTTTTGGATATGCTGGCGGCGTAGGTAATCCACCGGCCAGAGTTTGCTTTAAGCAGTGGCGCCAGCGGCATGTCCTGCGCTTTCATGCAGGGGTAGAAGTCCGGCGTATCCGGTGTTTTATCCGGGATGGCATTTGCCAGGGAATCCAGATCAACCCGCGCCAACGCTTCGGTGATGTTCTTCGGCGTATCGCCGCAATCCAGATCATTGGTGGCGCGGTTAAAAGCGACGTTCACCGCCTTGCGCTCCGGCAGTTCCATTGCCTTCGTGATTGCCACCGGCACTTGGCGCACGCCCATGCGTTTCGCCACATGATGCCGCTGGTGGCCCGAAATGATTTCACCGTCCGGCGTTGCATAAATCGGTAACACGAAGCCCAGCTTGCGAAGCGAAAGCTCGATTAAATCAAGGCGGCGGGGATCCGCTGCGCGGGGGTTATAGGTGGACGGGTTAAGACTGTCGATATCAACCAATTTCATAAGCCAAGCCTCCGTTGTAGTTCGGTAACGATGGCTTCCTTGTCGAAGCCCACCCGTTGCCTGATTTCTTCCATCCATTCGAGATAACGCCCGCGCTCAATGACGAAGGTGTAAGGGCCAATGGTTGCCTTCGTGTCGGCTTCTTCCAGTTTGCCTTCTTCCTCGCCATCAATCCCATCGGCCAGATCACCCAGCAAATTTCTGAGATTGTTCAGTTCTTCTTCGTTGAAGCCGAGCAGCGATTTATCGTAGCCCTCCAAATCGAGTTCATTGATTTCCAGCTGCAGGAGTTCTTTATCCCACTGCGCTTCTTCGCCAGTTCGGTTGTCGGCAATGCGGTAGGCTTTGATCTGCTCCTTGGTTAAGCCCTCCGCAACATGCACCGGCACTTTCTTGATGCCCAATTTCTGCGCCGCCTGATAGCGAACATGGCCCACAACAATCACCATTTCGCTATCCACCACTATCGGCTGGCGAAACCCGTACTCCTTAATTGAAGCCGCCACTTTATCCACGGCATGCGCGGTTATCCTTGGATTGCGGGCGTATGGCACCAGCTTTTCAATATTCATCAACTCCACTTTCAT